AACAAACTTAGTGTTTGTAGGAGCGTCGAAAGAACCTTCAGTTGTTCTTGCGAACGTTGAAGTTGATGCACTTTGCAAGATTGTCAATGCTTCTGGAGATACTACGATGTAGTTACCAGCGCCACGACGTGTTCTTGCTGCGATTCTGTTTGCTGCTCTATTGATTTCAATAGCTAAAGCTGCGTGTCTGTCACCGACGTATACTGATTGACCACTTAAAGAACTAAAGTCTAAAGTAGTACCAGCACCTGCTAGTGAACGTAATGAACCGATAATTTCTTGGTCGATTTCAACTACGATTTCTTGAGCTAGAGCCTGCATAATTTCTGCTTCGACATCAACGCCGTGCATAGATTCTGCATCTTGAGCTGCCTCAAAAGTCCAACGAGCACTTAGACGTCTAGTCTTAGCTTCCACTGTTTCTTTTAAGATTTGGATGCTCATCTTCTTACCTGGAGTTCCTTCAGCTGCTGCTGTAGCATCTGGGGATCCTGCGTAAGTTGAAGCAAGTTTGAAAGGACTTAAAGCCTCGTCACCTGCTGTAGCACCGCCACCAGTTTCCGCATAACGGACTCTTAGTGTATGTATTTGGCCAACTGGACCAGTCATTGGCTGAACGCCGACTAGCTCATTAGCTATTACTGAAGGCATAACCCTTCTGATTAAAGGTAACATTACCTTGTTTAATGTTGCGACTGAACCTGCACCTGTTGCACCTGTAGTTGCGGCCTCTGACAAATAGCGTTTCGTATTTTCGAGGACCACATCCAATGAAGATTTTCTGTTTCCAGAAACACCTTCAAGCAATGCTTCTTTGGTTGCGGACCAGTTGCTTTCAAATAAATTTGCCATTATTAATTACTCCTGTTATTTTGAAAGTCCGGCTAGTTTTTTAATGTAATCTAATTCGACTACATTATCTGTTTCGTCATCAGAAGCTGTTTGCACAGATTCCTTGTTACCAGTATGTTCTTTAATTACTGATTCAGACAATGTCTTCTTTACTCTAGGTGTTTCGCCATCTAAAACGCTAGGCAAGTACTTGTTAAAAGCACCTTCTAGTTTTTCAGTGGTAACACTTTCAAGTAGATCCGACATAATTTCTTTCTTCTCTTTGCCAAGTGGCGCCATTAGTTCGTTAAGTGTCTCTTTACGAGTGTAACGATCTTCTGCTATTCTTAATTTGCTTTCAGTAAGTTTAGCTGCGTCTTTCGATGCTTCTACACTTTCTGTTGCTTCGTTAATCTTAGTTTCCATCTCAGCGAGTGTTTTCTGTAATGTCTTAATTTCTTTGCTTTCGTTTAAGTACGATGTGTTGTACTCGTTAGCGAAAGATTCAAAAATTCGACGTCCAAAGTCATTCTCACGGCTCTTAGTGATATCATCACGGAAAGATTTGACTTCTTCAGTGATAACTGTATTGATTTTATTCTCAATCAAGTTAGCAGCTTTAGAAATAAAGCTCTTCTTAGCTGACGCTAATTGTGCTTTGCCTTCTCTTACCATTTTAACTTTTTGCTCTACTAATGATTTCTTATCTTCGTGGAACTCAGCAATTTCAGTTGCAAGTGACTCTGTGATAAACTCATCAAGTTTAGTAACATGTTCTGCTACTCTTGATTTGTCTGCACGAAGTTCTTTAACTTCTTTTGCTAGGTTTTTAGTTACGAAAGAATTCAACAGTTTAGCGTGTTCACTAATGGCTTTGTGATATTTGACTCTGTCTTCAGCTAAAGCCCCTTTTTCTTCTGCAATTTCTGCAACTTCTGCTGTAACCTTATCAGTGATAAAGTTATCTACTGCTTCAACGATCTTGCTTTTATCGTGCTCGTATCGCTGTGCAAACTCCTCGCGGAGTTCAGCTGTCAGTTGTTCTTTTGCTTCAGAGACTTTTGCTTCCCATGCTTCTTGTAAGGAATCTTTAACTTCAGAAGTTAAATCTGTTCCTTCAATTAGGTCTTTAAATGTCACTGCCATAGTAGTCTCCTACTTCCTGTTATATTTTTAATTCTCTGATAAGGTTATGAATCTGCCCTATCAAATGTTTTTCTGCACTTATGTCGTGTGTAACCTGTCCGGCTAATTCGTGCAACATTGCACCGCCTTTCATGTTAAATAGACTTTCATAGATAGTCTTAGGATAAGCATCTGGTGCACTAGGCTGGGCCACAATGTCGACTGTAATAATATCAAAGTCAGATACTTTACCTGACTCATTTACATTACCACTGCCTCTACTGCTCACGCCTAGCTTTGCCCCTGCTTTTAACAATGCTTTTGCAATGTTACCCATGGGTGTATCTATGATTTTTAATTTGCCTAATCCATTAGCGTCATCACAATGCATTTCTGTAATGATATGACTTACTCTATCTAAATTAATTTGTAACTCTTCTGGGTGATCTAACTCTCCCATTACAGTTTCGCCTTCACTTAAACGGTTACGAACACTTTCAACAGCTTTAGATATCTCATCTTTAGGATATACTCTTCCATTTTGATTTTTTACATCACCTTGAATGAATAATCCTTGCATGAAAAGGTCTTTACCGTCTTGTGACTCCATAATCTGCACATTTGCAGCTGCTGGACTCAAATATTCGTATAACTTTCTGGATTGCATCTTAATCTAATCTCCTACTTACGCCTTTTTAGGCTCAACTTTGATGTTGTCTGTAGGTGTGTGGTCTTTAGCACTTTCGCCTTTAACACCTTCGCTACCGTCTTTAGCTTTTACTGGTGAACCAGCGCCTGCTACTTTAGTTGCTTTTGGTGCTTTAGTTAAAGGTGATTCTGTTGAATCTGCTTCGCCTGCTTTAGGTGCTGCAACGTTATCAGATAATTTAGTTGCTTCTTCAACAACTTCTTCTTCTGAGTCTTCGTCGACTTCTTCAGCTTCATCTAGATCGTATTCAACACTCTCTAAATCAAGTTCTTCTTCACCGTCCATATCAAGTTCTGCTTCTTCTTCGTCACCTAACTCAGCTTCTGGTTCATCACCAGCTGCCATTAGTGCATCAAATTCTGCTTTTAATGATTCTAGTTCGTCAGCGATATCTTCGACTTTGTCTTCTAGGTCTTCTTCACCTTCTGACTCGTCTTCGGATTCTTCTTCTGCATCTGCAAAAGGATTTTCGCTTTCGCCTTCGTCGTCCTCTTCGCCGATTTCATCAGCGCGGACTTCGTCTTCGTCTGCTGTAACATCATCAACAAAGTCGTTACTTTGATCGATAACTTCTGTTACTTCTTCTTCGTCCTCTACTTCATCATCAAGAAGGCTTTCATATTGCTCACGTGCTTTGTCTACGACATACTCGTGTAACAACTCTTCAGCTTTCTCATTTTCTTCAGCAAGGAGAAGTTCTAATATTGATTCTAACTTCTTAGACATTGTGGCCTCCTTAATTGTTTTTAAATACAAATGTGCGCCAACACGATTTGCATGAATACCATTTACTTATAGCATTCCACTGATTATGTGTTATAATGGTGTTTTTTTGGTACCAAAACAGTCATATAATGACTTTCTTGGAATCTGTGGGTGTTTTAGAGAGCTGGCTCTTCGCCGCCTGCTTTATACATAACTTTTACAAATTTTGTATGTTCTATTTCTTCTGCTCTACTAATTTCTCTAACTTTTCTTAACTTGTTCAATTCTTTAAGTGTTAATTTAGACTTTCTAGTATCTTCCTCAGAACGCATTGCTTCTTGATCTCTGCTAGGTTCGTAAAATTCATTTATTTTCATTATACTAAACCCTCGCCTTCTGCTGGTGGTACTGTATTATCTATACTAGTATTTATGTCTTCTCCGCCTAATGTAGGATCTTCAAGTCCAGAAAGGTCCGGTTCTGCATCTAAATCAACTGCTGCATTGGGTTCTGGTCTAATACCGATGTTTTTAAGTGCGGCTGCTTTCTCATTATCTTGATACTTCTGATAATCATTCTCTTCACGCCACAGCTCTTCGTTTTGCTTCATTTCGTTGTCGCTTAAACCCATATACTTTTGTAATGCAAAACGCTTACTCATGAATGGTAAGTTACCAACTTGATTAAACATCTGAGCACGTTCTGTATTAAGTTGTAATTCTCTGTAACTACTAAAGTTCATTGGCTTGTTAAACAACATTCTAAATGTGCTGTTATCAATATCTATGCCTTTGTATTTTAGGAACAGTTTAAATTCTCTATCTAAATCTTCTTGTACTTGCTTTTGTAGTCTTTCAACATACTTTGCAAATCTATATTCTTGAATGTATGCAACACCTACTTTACCATCGTTGTAAGTAGCACTGCCATCGTCTGGTCCTGTTGGCAAGTAACTAGCAGGAATACGCAAACCACGTAATAGTTTGTTATTAAAGTATCTAAGGTCGTCTATTTGTCCTAAGTTTTCACCACCCGGTAGTGTATCAACTTTAGAACCACGTCCGTCTGCTGTTTGTGCAAAGAAGTAATCTTCTAACATGCTCATTGGATTGTATGCACTGTCTGTTACACTGCTACCGTCGCCCTTGCTGTTAGGTACACGTTTTTGCTGTACTTCGTATTTTACACGTTCTAAGTACTGCTGTGCTTTGTGAGCAGGCATATTACCTACGTCAATAAAGAACACACGTCTTTCAGGTGCTCTGTGTACACGATAAATGATAATACTGTCTTCTAGCAATTCTTTTTGCTTGAACACTTTGAAAATTGGTTCTAGTATGCTTACACCGAAGGGCCACGAATGGTCCATTCCTTCTGTTAAACTAACATGCACAACATGTTTAGCATCAACTGGTACGCCTTCGCCTGCACCATCTACTGATCCTGTTAAGTAATTGTTGCTTACTGTATTGGTAGGACTCATTATGCCTGTTAGGCCTTGTCCACTACCATACGGTCTTGCATGTAGTCCACTTGCGTTTGTGGCTACTTGCTCTGCAAAGTTTGCTTCTAGGTTTTTGATAAAGTATTGCTCTATCTTTTTGCCTTCACTTTCGTTAACAACAACCTTTTCAATGTTTGCAGGATCAACCCAGTACAATTCGTATGTTTCTGGATCTCTAATAAAAAACTGATCGCCATACTTACAAACACTACGGAACATTCTAAATGCACGTTTGTGTAACTTGTTAAGTCTAACCCAACTATGTAATGTTTTATCTATGATTTTTGCTTCTGTATCACTCGGTGACGATAAGAAGTCAATAGTAAACGGTAACCCTGAGTAATCGTTTTCTTGTGTACCAAATTCTGCAATAGTATCTAATGCGGCATTTACTTCTAAGTCGCTGTCCATTTGATCGTACTGAACATAACGCATAAGTCTATTAGGACTTCCTGCATATACTTCTGGTAACCAACTATTAAATCTGCTTGTTGCGGCTGCACCGAACGAGCCGTCGCCTTTATCAGCACCCGGCTGGATGTTTAAAGGTAATCCTGAATTATCAAAGGGTGTAAAATGCTTTCGCCAACTCATATCTGGTCCATTATTAATCTATTGTAGCAGTATTTATCAATGATGTCAACGAAAAAATGCAATACAGGCAGTAGCGTGTTAGAAGCTATCTTTGAGATCTGCTGTACTTTGATTGCCTTTTCTGAGTAATCTATTTGTTAGTTCTTGGTTTCTAACCATTTGCTCAAATAGCTCTTTGTTGTCGTCTTGCGGTAGAGCGTTACCGCTATCATCTGTGTAGCGAGTTTTATCGCTAGGTGTAGTTGGAGTAATAGCATCTATAGCTGGTGCTTTTGTAGGAGTATTAGCAGGTTGAGACGCTACTGGTTTTATTAATTTTCCACCAACAAATGTGCCACTAGCAGAACCAGATGACATATCCATTTGATCTCGTTTTGCAACTAGTTCGGCTCGTCTTCTTTCTGCTTTGGCTTTTGGTGACCTGTCTACCTTACTTGTTACTGCCTCTTTGTCTACCTTAGCTGGAGATGCTTCAAACTCGTCGTCTGAATAATCCATACTAGAGTAGCTAGTTGTTGTTCCTGCTGTTGGTGCTGTTGCTGTTGTTGGTGCTGTTGTTTCTACTTCTGCTTCTGCGGGTTCTTGTTGTATAGGACCAAATGACTTCATTGCAGCCATTTTCATTAAACTAACTAAACTAATCTCTGCCATTGATGCATTTAATGTGTCAATGCCTTCTGCCATTTTATCAAATTCGCCTGAGATAGCTGCACCATCTAATTGTGTCATTGCATCATTAAATGTTTCTACAGTAGTACCAAACGAATTCATATTTGATGTCATTTCGTTTATTGCTGGAGCCGCGGCTCCTATTTTAGCAAGTTTATCAAATGGTGACTCTGATCCAAACAAACTACCTAACCCGTCTAGTACTCCGCTAATTAATCCACCTGCACTAAATGCAGCCATACCGGCTGCTAGTGATACCAATGCTGGACCTAGCAGTAATACATTTTTAGGATCAACTTCGTTGAGCAGTTTAAAGCTGCCCATTAGCTCAACCATTGCTGGTGCCGCTAAACTTACAGCATAAGCAAACGGAACAAGTGCTAAGCCTAATGCACCAATTGCTACTGCACCTGTGATTAATAATGGTGATATAGGTGCTATTAACGCTGCCGCTACACCTAATACACCTAATGCTAATGCTCCTGCGCCAACACCTGCCCAATTAATATCTGCAAATTGCTGGAATGCTTTACCCGCAACAAACATTGCGCCACCTAATGCCGCTAGTACAACTGTACCTAATAATGCTTTAGGGTTACCTAATGCTGATAGTCCTTTACCTAAACCTTTTAATGCACCCCCAACCATATCACCTAAGCCTTTGCCTAGTGATGCACCTGCTTTACCAACTGACTTAGCAAGGTTAGAAATTACACTGCCGATGCCCTTTGATAAGTTGTTTAACATATCCCCAATTCCTTTGGAAATATTTTTCATGCCTTGACCGATACTTTTTGTGAGGTTTCCTGCTTTCTTGCCAACTTTATCCATGGCGCCAACATCTGGAGCATCTTTCTTGCCCATTATTTTGTCTTTGAGCCCACCTGCGATTTTTTTGGCGCCGCCTGTAATTTTGTCTGCTAATCCACTTAACATTTTAGGCATACCAACACCTAGTGCTTTCATAGATACTAATAGAACACCTGCGGCTCCTGCAACTTTACCTATTGTGCTTAAAAGTCCACCACCTGTGAATACTTCAGCAAATTCTTTAATTTTGTCACCCAAGTAAGAAAAAGGTGCTACTATTTTATCAAATGTAGGAGACAATGTTTTGCCTAACCAATCAAATGGCATTCTAACAGCATCGAATAGAGGACTTAGCATATTGCCAAAGAATGAAAACACACCTGAGATTTTATCAAAGATTCCCTTCATAAAGTTACCAAACGATGTAAACGGTTTTGTTACCATTTCACCGGCTGTGGCTATTCCATCGCCAACTGCTCTGAACGGTGACATAACTAAGTCTACTAGTGCTCCGCCAACAGCACCTACCATTTTGAAAACGCCTACTAACAAGTCCCATCCAAACTTTAATGTGGCTGTAACACCTTCTATTACACCACCTATAAATTTAAGAGGCAACATTGCAATTGATACTGCTGTACTTAATATACCAAATACTGTGCTAACACCGGACACAAAACTCTTAATGCCGTCTATGAAGTCAGGGATTTTTGAAATCATCCCTGCAATAAACTCTGCCGCTTTGCCTATCATAGGTATTAAGTTTTCACCTAACTTAGCGCCTAATCCTTTGGCACCTGCTGTTAATCCTTTAACACCGTCACTTGCGTCTGCAAAAGAAGGAAATATCTTTGCAATTGCTGGGAACAGTGCTTCGCTAATTATGTTTTGAGCGTTTTTAAATGCTAGAGTTAATTCGCCTGTTTTGCCACCAAGTTTACCTAAGTCGCCTACAGCATCACCTAACCCACCCAAGAAGCCAGTCTTTATGCTTTCAAATGCACCTGTGATTTCCTTCATTATTCTGGCTAATGTGTTAGTACCTGTTTGTACACCTTCCATGCTAAGGCCGTTGCCCATATCTTTTATCTTTTTAGCAGCTGCTTCAAACTGTATGATAGCCTTTGCCATACTGCCGGCCTGTGCATCACCTGCTCTGTCAAGTAAGAATACTCTTTGTTTTTCTGCTTTACTGAGATTACCTAATTGAGAAGTCATGTCTATAGCCATTTGCTCTGCTTCTTCTTGGCTCAGTGTGCCGTTCTTAATTTGTGTTATATAATCATTCATCGGGCCTGCTAAACTAGGCAATGCTCTAACATATCCTGTCATCTGATCGCTGAAGCCCATAGCACCACTTGCTGCAGCTTCTGTCATTGCTTGAGCAATCTGGCCGCCTTCTTCGCCGCCCATGGCTCTCATTGTGCTACCGAAGTCTGTTATACCTGCTATAACTTTGCCTCTTAATTCTTTGTCAAACTTTAACAAACTAGAAGTAAGTACCGGTGTTTGAGTTATTAATTGGTCTGTAAACGCAACTAAGCTATCAACACTCTCGCCTAATACACTTGCATATTTTTGCTGTGTTTTAATACTGCGAGTAATTTGTTTTTGCATTCTTGCTTGGTTCATGCCGTCAAGCACACCCATTTGTTGTCTTTTTGCTAACTCTGCACCCATACGCTCAACACTGTCGTCTAAGCTCATGCCTAGTTCTACACCGCTATCGGTTGCGTCCATGAATGATTGGGTTAATCCTACAAACGCTTTCTTATTCATTGTTTGCATGATGCCACTCATGTTCTTCATGGTGTTAGCTGCATCGATACCCATGCTACTTAATTCTGCCATAGCACCAGAGGCACTCATGCCACCTTGAGCTAAACTATCTCTGAATCCGCCTCCAACTTTTGTTAGTTCATTTAACTCGCTGCCTAATCCTACAAAAGAATCAACTAATATACCGCCATACAATACAATTGCGGCTGTTGCACCTGTGATTAATGATGTAACTGAATTATACATACCAACAAAGACTTTTTCGCCCATTGCGGCGCCTTTGTTAAATCCATCTAATGAACCTGCAGCTTTATTTGCTGCATCTGAAATTTTTCCTGCAGATGCAGGAGCATTGTTAGCACCTGGTGCGTTACCAGCTGCTGGTTTAGCTTTTTCTTTTTTAAATTCTTTGCCTAGATCTTCTGTTGCTTTGTGTAGTTCTTTTTGTTGGTCTAATGTTTTTTGTTGGAATTTCTCAGCATCTTTGGCTGCTTCTTTTGCATAGTCAACTAATTTTTGCAAACTACCAGACCCAATTCCTTTATTTAAGGCCACAAGTTGTGTAAGCATTGCTTGAGCAGTGCTATCGAGTGCGAAATCCGCTATAATTGCTTCTTCGTTGTTAGGTAATTGTACCCTTGACATTAAGTATCCTCTCTTACTACATGTATTTATCTGAAAAATTAAAACTAGGTTTAATACCGAATTACCAACATTTTATAACCCTACTTAATAATACCGATAAATATGTAGTTAAAGAAGTAAGAGTACACAATGTATTCATACATATTTAGGATGATAACATATGACAAACAAACACAATCCATTAAGTTCGCATTTTAGAGCACCTAAAATTTTTGTACCTATTCCAAGTGCTGGACAGTTTTATACAGACGAAGTATTAGAGATGCCTGAAACGCAAGAACTTCCAATTTTTGCTATGACAGCAAAAGACGAAATGATTATGAAAAATCCTGATGCACTACTAAACGGCGAAGCAGTGACCCAGGTAATACAAAGTTGCGTACCTAACGTTAAAGATCCAAGATCAATGTTAAGTAGCGATGTTGACGTATTGTTAGTTGCTATTCAAGGTGCAACGTATGGCGATGATGTAGAAGTAACTGCTGAATGCCCTAACTGTAAAGAAGAACAGCAAGGTGTTGCAAGTGTTGAAACAGCAATAGGAACTATGGGTTCTATTGAGGAAAGATATAGTGTCGAGCATAACGGCTTAGAAATTGAGATTCGTCCGTTCACTTATGCAAGTACAATACAAGCAGGTATTACAAATTTCCAAAGTACTAGGAGTTTACAAGCATTAGCAGATGTTCCAGATGAAATGGAAAGACTAAGTTTGTTTAATAACAACTTTAAACAGATTGCTGATCTAAACTTTAGTTTAATTGTAGACAGTATTGCTAGTATTTCTTATACCGACGAAGAAGGTGAGAAACAATCAGTTACAGATAGAAATCATATCAAAGAGTTTTTGGACAATGCAGAACAATCAATTGGTAAAAAGATTGAACAAAAAATTACCGAACTAAACAGTATTGGTATTAACCATGAAATGAAACTACAGTGTGAGAAGTGCCTAGACGATGCAGGTGAGCCATTAGTGTTCGACAGCAAAGTTAACTTTGATCCTGTAAATTTTTTCACAGCTTCCTAGCACAGTCTGAACCCGAAGACATAGTGGCGTACCTAGGTAAGCTCAAGAATGATCAAATTGCCCTAAACAAAAATATTGCTGAATTAGTAATATACAGTGAAGGTGCAATTTCATGGTCAGAGGCGTGGTTTGTACCCCCAATGGATCGCGACCTATTAGTAACAACTCTTAACAAGTATAATCAAGCCAAATCTGGCCAGGCCGGTAACAACGAACTTCTTTAGGTCCGTCCGCGCCTAAAATTTATATCCCATGTCTATTAAATAGATCAGCTGCATTACATGCTGACTGACTCCTGCAATTCCTGATATTATTCTGCCAAGTTACTTCGTCAGGCATCCAATTGAATTCAGGGCTAGGTGTTGTGTAAGTAGTTGAGTTACATCCTGTTAGAATTAACCCTAATAGTATTAGTCGTTTCATTTTTTATTCCTCTTAGACTATACTATATTTACGCTCTAGATCAAGCATTAGTTTTGTGTGTTACAATTAATAACATCTATAACAGTATATAGACACTTCGTGTCTTATCTTACTACATTCAATCGTTTCATTTCATGAAACTCATTCACTTGTAAGAAAGTTTTTTTAATTAAGAAGTTATCAAGAAAGTGGAGTCATAATTCACCTGTTGCCAGGTGAATAAAAAAAAGATGTCATCAAGATGAGCATCGCCATTTATATCTCGGGTGCTATTAGGAACCGGTGAGCCTTCTGTCCCCATACACTACCGTC